ACTATATATACTATAGCGATGCGGAATGATCCGGTCGTAACACAATCTTGCTTGCTCAAAAGGAGATAACAATGACAGGCTTACAAACACTATTCCCGCGGTCATCTTTTGTTGGTTTTGACCATCTGTTCAACGAACTAGAGTGGACAGCTAAACATGCTCAAGACCATTATCCCCCACATAATATTATTAAAGCTGGAGATCAAGAGTACTTGATTGAACTAGCTATTGCTGGGTTTACAAAGGATGAGATATCTGTAGAAGTTAAAGATAGAACCTTGACTGTTACAGGGGAACACGTCTCTAAAGGGAGAGAATTTATCCATCGTGGCATTTCGACAAAGAAATTTAAACGAACCTTTAGGCTGTCCGAACATGTAAATGTAAACGGAGCAGATATTCAGGATGGTATTCTGGCAATCGAATTGCAGTATGTCATTCCAGAAGAAATGCGTCCTCGTAAAATCAATATTGGTCAAACGAGGAAAACAAATGACACAAGCAATACTAGTAGCGCACAGCTACTCAACGAAAGCAATTGAACTAATAATCGACACGCTAAAGAGCCTTTACAACAACCGAATTGAGAGAAAAGCAATTCGGGACACTGAAAAAGCTTTAAGCAGACTGTCAGACTATGACTTAGCTGACATTGGACTATGCAGAGGTGATATCTATCACGTCTCGCGCAAAAAAGAAACCATTGCGAATTGTAAAGTAAACAATAATTTGCGGGGGTGGGTCTAATGACAGCTTTAGTAAACAGTTATGTCTTCTCACCTTTATCGGGGTTGTGGTCTTCATTAGAACGGTACACTCTGATCATGGGATACAATCGAGCGGCAAGCGAACTTCACCGTCAGGGGTATCACGAGCAGTCTCAAGCATGTTTAGCTGAAATAAAAAAGCTAATGTGTGATTAGTTCACGTGTTATAAAAATATAAAAAACATGAGGGGGCTGTTGCCCCCTTTACCTTTTTGCTGTATACTGTAACCATATATGTGTAAGTTAGGAGGATTTTTATGAACTTTTACACTAGTGTTAACCGATATGGTAATAACATAATGTACCGTGGGTTTAGAAACGGTAAGCGAGTAGAGGAGAAGGTTAAGTTTGAGCCAACTCTATTTGTCCCTACAGATAAAGAGACTGGTTGGAACAACCTAAAGAATCAACCTGTCCAGCGCATTGACTTTGATTCAATGCGAGACGCTAGAGACTTTATGAAGAAGTATGAGGGTGTCGACAACTTTCCCATTTATGGAATGACTAACTATGTCACTCAGTTTATCACCGATAAGTTCCGTGGTGATATTGCCTTTGATAAGTCTAAAGTAAACATTACTTCTCTTGATATTGAGGTCCATTCGGAAGATGGCTTTCCCTTTGTAGCAGAGGCTGCTCATCCTGTGACGGCTATTACTATGAAGAACAATCAGTCTGATACTTACTATGTCTGGGCTTTGAAGGACTATGATGAAGATAAATGTCCTGTCAATGGTGTAAAAGGTATTCAGTATAAGAAGTGTAAAGACGAGCAAGACTTACTGCTCTCCTTCTTAGGATATTGGAACGATCCTCGTTGGTGTCCAGATATCATAACTGGATGGAATACTAGACTGTTTGACTTTCCATATCTAATTAACCGTGTAAAGAATATCATTGGTGGTGATGTATATAAGAAGTTTTCTCCTTGGGGTGTGGTAGATCAACGTGATATTGTTATTGCAGGTAGATCTAATATTGCATATGAGATGATGGGTATCCAACAGCTAGACTATTACGATCTATTCCGTAAGTTTGGATACAGCTATGGGACACTTGAATCTTATAAGTTAGACCACGTTGCGTTTATTGTTTTAGGTGATCGTAAGTTATCTATTGATGAGCATGGTGGTCTACAGAACCTATACAACGAAGACCATCAGAAGTACATTGACTATAACATAAAAGATGTTCAGCTGATTGAACGACTAGAAGAGAAGATGGGTCTGATTGAGTTGGCTATGACTATGGCTTTTCGTGGTGGTGTTAACTTCTCTGAAACCTTTGGTACCACATCCATCTGGGATTCTATTTTATATCGTATGCTAAACAAGCAGCAAATTGTTGTTCCTCCCAAGGTCAATAAGGCAAAGCAACCTTATCCTGGTGCCTTTGTCAAGGATCCTATGGTTGGATTACATGAGTGGGTAGCATCTTTTGATCTTAACTCTCTATATCCTAATATCATTGTTCAGTACAATATGTCGCCAGAGACACTGGTTGAAGGTAAGATACCTGGTGTTACTGTAGATAAGATTTTAGGTGGGCATGAGTTTATCTTAGAAGATGACTATGCTGTAGCTGCTACTGGTCAACAGTTTACTAAAGAACGTGTGGGTATTATTCCATCGATTATTAAGCAATACTATGATGAACGTAGAGCTATTAAGAATCGTATGTTAGAAGCGCAACAAGAATATGAGAAGAGGAAGACTAAGAAACTAGAGAATGAGATCAATACCTTAGAGAACCAACAGATGTCTATTAAGATTCTGATGAACTCTTTGTATGGTGCTCTAGGTAATAACTATTTCAGATATTTTGACCATCGTGTAGCAGAAGCTATCACAACCTCTGGTCAGCTAGCTATTAAGTGGGCTGAACGTGCAATCAATAAAGAAATGAATAAATTATTAAAGACAAAAGATGAGGACTATGTTATTGCGATTGACACCGACTCTTTGTATGTTATGTTCAAACCTCTGGTTGAGAAATGCATGACGGACAACCCTACAAAGTTTATAGATAAAGTAACATCAGAGTACTTTGAGAAGATTCTTGCAGACTCATATGCTGATCTTGCTTCTGTTACAAATGCATATGAGAATCGTATGGAGATGGCTCGAGAGGTTATTGCTGATAAAGGCATCTGGGTTGCTAAGAAGCGTTACATCTTAAATGTTCATAACAACGAAGGTGTTCAGTATGCTGAACCTAAGTTAAAGATCATGGGTATTGAAGCTGTTAAGTCTTCTACTCCTCAGGTATGTAGAGATAAGTTCAAGGAGATCTTTAGAGTTATTATTGACGATGGTGAGTTAGCTACACAAGCATTCTTAAAGCAGTTTAGGACAGACTTTTCTAAGCTGACACCAGAAGAGGTTTCTTTTCCTCGCGGAGTATCTGATGTCGATAAGTGGCATGATCGTAAAGATGTTTATGCAAAGGGTTGTCCTATACATGTGAGAGGTGCTTTGCTATTCAACCATTATGTGAAGAAGCACAAACTAGAAAACTCATACGAGACTGTTAAGAACGGTGAGAAGATTAAGTTTGTGTATCTAAAACAACCTAATCCTATCAAAGAGAATGTTATAGCGTATCCAGGGTTTCTACCGAAAGAGCTTGACTTACATCGATACATAGATTATAATAAGATGTATGAGAAATCTTTTCTTGAACCGATTCGCAACATACTTGACGCTGTAGGTTGGGAAGATGAACCTAGAGCTACGTTGGAGGACTTCTTTGTATAGTCTAACAGTATTCAAATCACCTAGGTGGTGGGATGAACAGAATAGATTTGTGTATGATAATAAGACTCATCGTCGAATGGACTTTGATTCGTGGGACAAGTTTACATCTTTCCTATATAAACTATCGCAACGCGAACTGAAAGGAAAACAGGATGCTGAACTTATTTCGCCTGCTGTATTCAAAGCTGGCTCAACAAGAAAGAGCGACAACGTACTTAGTTGGGCAGGTTGGGCTGCTATTGATGTTGATGATGTCACATTTGACGAATCAGTTAAACAATATCTACACAAGCGGTATGGTCATTGGAGTTATGTCGTTTATAGTACTGCTAGCAGTACTGACACTACGCCGAAGTTTCGTATTGTCTTCCAACTTAGCGGGCAGGTTGAGCAATCTAGAATCAAGCATTTCTGGTGGAGTCTCAATCAAGAGCTCGAGGAGATTGGAGACAAACAGACTAAAGATCTTGCAAGAATGTATTACATCCCTGCAAAGTATGCTGGTGCTAACAACTTTTTCTTTACTAATGATGGTGATCCTCTTGATGTGGATTATGTCCTAGCTAGACATCCTTATGATGAAAAGCGTAATGCTAGAGACTTTATGGACCGGTTACCATCTGCTTGGAGAGAACAGATCCTTGAATATCGTAAAGGTAAATTAGATAATACATCTTATGTGTGGTCAAGTTATCACGATTGTCCGTTCTGGCCCAAGAGACTAGCATCTGAATATATTACCATATCATCTACAGGCTGGTATAGACAAATGTATCGGATCATGATCGCTACGGCCGGTAAGGCCGTAGCTAAAGGATATCCCATTACAGCATCTCAGATAGTCCAGCTTTGTCAACAGTTTGACAAAGAGACTGGAAATTGGTATGAAAATAGACCCATGGAAGTAGAAGCTAACAACGCATTAGAATATGCATACAAGAATGGAATGATATCATGAAAATAAGTATTGACGATATCGGGGGACAAATAGCAAAAGAAGATGAAAGGTATGTTGTAAAAGATAACACAACACTAAAGAATCTAGTAGTAAGTAGCACTACAATGAAGCCTGGTAAAAGCACAACAGGACATAAACACGAAGGTCGTGAAGAAGTTTATTTTTTTATAAAAGGCAAAGGTACAATGTATCTAGATGATGTGCCCATGATTGTAGGACCAGGTGATATAGTGCTAATTGAAGATGGTGTGCATCACAGAGTAGAATCTAATATGTATCAAGGCAAAGACACAGAACTTTATTTTGTATGTACGTTTGATGGAAGGAGATCACATTGAGAATTATTGCAGGACCATGTCAACACGAATCTTATCAACAATCTTTAAGAATAGCTGAGTATTGTGCCGATATATGTGCAAAGTATGGTATGGATTATATTTTTAAAGCTAGCTATGATAAAGCTAACAGATCACATATTGATGGTGAAAGAGGAGTAGGTTTTAATAGCACATTGTCTTCTTTTAAAATGATGAAGGAAAGAAATCCTAACTTACAAACTCTTACAGATGTTCATTCAGTAGAGGATGTGTATGAGCTAACAGATCATTTCAACGATGCAGTAGACGTATTACAGATTCCTGCATTTCTGTGTCGTCAGACCGATCTTATTCAAGCGGCCTGCGAGACAGATAAGATTGTTAACATTAAGAAAGGTCAATTTCTAGCGCCATGGGATGTGAGTGGTATACTAAGTAAAACAGAAGGCGCTAAAGAAGTTTGGATAACAGAAAGAGGAACTAGTTTTGGTTATAATAATTTGGTGGTCGATTTTAATGGCATGCAGTACATGCTTGATAACTATAGCGTACCGATCTTTTTTGACGGGACTCACTCAACACAAAAGCCTGGGTTACTCGGTAAAAGTTCTGGTGGTAATCGTGATGACGTTGCAGGTCTTACTCGTGCTGCCTCTGCTTTGGGTGTTACTAACTTCTTCTTAGAAGTACATGAGGACCCAGAAATGGCACCAAGTGATGGGCCTAATATGTTACACATAGAAGACTTTGAGGAGGTAGTAAATGACATCGTTAGCTATTCTTATACCCGCTAGGTATGACTCAACAAGGTTCCCTGGAAAACCTTTAGCCGATCTGGGTGGAACACCAATGGTTGAACGTGTTTACAACACCTGCGTTGAATCAGGATTAGACACATATGTTCTTACAGACGATGAACGTATTGGTACTTTGTTTAATTCTGACAACGTCATATATAGCGATCAAGAGTTTCACAATGGAACTGAACGATGTGCTTATGCTTCGGGAATGTTACCCTATGATGCGTTCATTAATGTTCAAGGAGATATGCCTGACGTCACTGTTGATATGATTAATAGAGTAGGTCAATTGGCTCCTACAGGATTAATAACAGCCTGGACAGAGATGCCAGAGCTGTTGCAATCTGATCCAAATTGTGTTAAAATAGTACATAATAACATTATAGCTCATTGGTGCGGACGAGGTCTTACGACAGGTGACAGGCATATAGGAATATATGGATATCCCAAAGATCTCCTAGCCCAATACGGACACAAACCAGATCGCTATGAAACTCACGAAAGGTTAGAGCAGTTGAGATGGTTAGCTGATGGACATAGACTACGCGTGCGTAGGGTTGACTTTAATGGTATTGAAATTAATACACCAGAAGATGCGAGGGTATGGAATGAAAGCAGCAGATAGATTACACAAATCAAAAACAGCTCGTAAAAAACGCCGAGCTTTAAAAGAATTGATGCTAGAGAAGCAAGAACGCTTATACGCTAAACTTCGGAAACTAAGGAGAGCAAAATGACTGAAGGACCTTTCAAATCAGCATTTGAAGCTGATACTAATGGAGTAATCCGCAGAGAAATTATTACATATAGAACACGTAATGGTATGTTGGTGAAAGAACAAGCATTTCGTGATTATTATAAAAGTGGAGATTACCACGATGGCATCTCATCTCACCCTTTGGCGGAAAGATGATATGATTGCTGGTAAAGTATGGGGTGGTACAGAACTTGTAGAAGCTAATGGCGCTTTAGAGTTTCATCGTATTGAAATGAATAAAGGTGGAGTATGCTCTAAACATCTTCATGAGTTTAAGTGGAATGGTTTTTATGTCGAGTCTGGAAGTATGCTTGTTCGTGTATGGCAAAATGATTATGATTTAGTTGATGAGACTATTCTTGATCCTGGGATGTATACCAAAGTAAAGCCTGGTGTATATCATCAATTTGAA